ACATTGGAAAAAATGAGAGCGGAAATCGGGCAAGTGCTTGCGGGTACAAATGTGAGCAATGCCACGGTAAACGAAATATCTCAAAGAATCAATGAGAGTCTTGAAAGGATAAAACTCATTGAGCAACAAACCGATACGGAACGTGCAAAATCGCTTAAGGAGAAAGCGCTACAAGTGCTCTGGAAAGGAGTAAGGCAAGTATTGGAAAAAAGTGATTCATCAATAAGGACAAAACTCCCATCAGTATGGGAGAAAATCAAGTCGTGGTTCCCAATAAATGAACCACCTAAGGACTGGCCGACGTCGGCTAAAGAAGCGGACGAAAGGAGGTGATTAAATGCGCAATCGATTTCAGATGAGCAAGGGACAAAGCAAGAGGAAGTATCGCAAGGGAATGAAAGTGAACAAGCGTAACTTTCAGAGTACGTCCCAAATTCTTCACCGTCGCGGAGGAATCCGCCTGTGACGAATAAGGGCAGGTATCATACAGGGTACCTGCCCTTTCTTCTTGGTGGAAGAGGAGAAAGGGTAAGGAAATGCCTTGTTATCATCCGGTAAGACTGGTAAGACCAAAAGAAAAGCATGGACAGTTAATAGTCCCATGTGGACGGTGCTATGGATGCCGTCTGGAATATTCACGTATATGGGCTGTGCGTTGCTATCATGAATCTATGATGCATAAGAGTAACGCGTTTGTTACTCTAACCTATGACGAAAAGCATCTACCCTACAACTACATGGTACCTACTTTGGTACCACGTGATTTGCAATTGTTCTTTAAACGGTTAAGAAAGGAATTCGGAGATGGAATCAGATATTATGCATGTGGCGAATACGGCGAGCTCAATAATCGCCCTCATTATCACGCCTGTATTTTTGGCATTGATTTCCAAGACAAAATTCTCGATTCTGTCAAGAACGGTAACAACGTATATAGTAGTGCTAGCCTCAACCGCATATGGGGTCGCGGTATGTGTGCTATTGGGGATGTTACTTTTGAGTCTGCTGCGTATGTCGCCCGATACCTCATCAAAAAAAGATTCGGAAAAGGGAATATATGGTATTCCCAGAACGGAATAGAAGCCGAATTTGTACGTATGTCCAGGGGATGCAAGAAGTTAGGTACCGGTGGAATAGGAAAAAGCTGGTACGACAAGTATAAAACGGACGTGTACAATCATGACCAATTAAAAGTCCGTGGAAAAACTTGCAGGGCCCCTAGGTATTATGACAAAAAATTCGAGCTTGAAAACCCTGAGGAATATGCTAAGATAAAAGAAGTGCGTAAAAAGAAAGGAGAAGCGCGCTACTGGAAGCAAAAGGATTTAGGCGCTGCACCACTATCAGTACAGGAAAGGGTAAAAATAGCGCAAACAAGGACCCTTAAAAGAGAACTATAAACCTACCGGATTCGTAACGAAGTTACGAACCGGACCCCCCGGGAGGGTTAAACCCGGAAGGAGAAAAGATGTTGGAATGCTATGCAATCTTTGATAAGAAAGTCGGAAGATTCAATCAGCCCTTCTTTGTCAAGCATGCGGAGGAGGTAAATCGCGGTCTCATTGAATTGATGAGGCGCGGTGAATCTGGACCTGCGAAATACGCTGGTGATTTCGCTGTCTACAAAATCTCTACCTTCGATGATATCGAAGGCAAGTTCCTCTCTCAGAAACCCGAACACTATACCGAATGTGCAGCATTCGCACATTTCAACCCGGCTAATCAGCCGGGAAAGGAGGGCTGAAAAATGACCCGTCATTATCATAGCGTGGACGGTAAGTCCCGAACCCAGCAATCCGACGCGGAACAAAACGACCTTAATAAGATGGCTGCAAAACATCTGAGCCATAGGGTCAAAAACGGAGACCCAAACGGCGCTCAGCCGGTATTTGGATACGTGCCTAGTGAAACATATCATGAAATGCTCAACAGGGTCACGGATACTCAGAATGCCTTCAATCGTCTCCCCGCACGTGTGCGGACCAAGTTCCACAACGACCCGGCGCAGATGCTTCGATTTGTCGAAGACAAGCGGAACTACAAAGAGGCTCGGAAGATGGGCCTCATAGACGCGTCGGAAGCCATGGAGGCCGAGCTTCGCGAGGCCGCTGCTCAAATCGACTTGGTCGATAAAGCTGGCTCTACGGCCCCGGTAGGGGACGAAATGCCCAAAGCAGATGACGAGGCCCAGCCTCGGATTTCAAAACCAGCCACCCTACCTAAGGGGGGCTAAGCACAATTTCCTCTCGATGTAATTGTGCTAAGTGACACCAGCTATTACAGGCAAGTCCGAAATGCTGGTGGAGGGGGTCTCATCTTGGGGGCCCCCTTTTAATTTTGGAGTTAAATTAAGGTAACCGTAGAAACTACGGTAAAAGAAAGGTTAAATCATGAAGTCAGTAATGGAACATAACTTCGGGAAAATCGAATCTCCAGAAAAGCCTCGGAGTTCGTTCGATTTGTCTCATGGAAGGAAGCTAACCTTCGACGCGGGGAAGCTGATTCCCATCGCGGTCGAGGAAGTGCTTCCGGGAGATACGTGGAATTGGAGGGCCACCCTATTTGGTCGATTCAGTTCCTCTCTCAACTATCCCATCATGGACAACGTCTTTCTGGACACCTTCTGGTTCTTCGTCCCCAATCGTCTTGTGTGGACGAATTGGGAGCGTTTCAATGGCGCTCAGGATAACCCGGATGACCCGGTGGATTTTGAGGTGCCCCACATTGTCCCCCAAAGTGAAAATGTCTTTGGTGCTCTCAGTCTCGCGGATTACTTCGGAATTCCAGCCGAAGTAGCATTTGATACCGACGACCTTCCCAATGCCCTGCCTTTCAGGGCTTATAATCTCATATACAATACTTGGTTCAGAGATGAAAATCTTCAGGACAGTATCACCGTGGATACGGGTGATGGTCCGGATGATGCTGCGGATTATATCATTCAGAATCGCGGAAAGAGATACGATTACTTCACCGGCTGTCTTCCGTTCGCTCAAAAAGGAGATGCAATTACCCTGTCTTTGGGGACGACGGCTCCTGTGATTGGCGATGGCGGAACCATGGGTTTCACCAATGGCACCTCTAACATGGGATTGACCACCACAAATGGCGATGCCGTGATGCGTTGGAGAACCGATAATTACGGCACAAATGTCGGCGTGGCTGCTGGAAGCGCCAATCCGGCCCTTAGTGTCACCGCGGGCCTTTCAACTTCTGCCGCAGATAGCGGGGTCATTGCGGATTTGTCGGCGGCTGCTGGAATCCCAATCAATGATTTGCGGCAGGCTATTGCCTTCCAGCAGATTCTTGAACTCGATGCTCGCGGAGGTACTCGGTATACCGAGCAACTTCAGGTGACCTGGGGAGTTTATCCCCAGGATTCGCGATTGCAGCGTCCCGAATACCTTGGAGGTTCTTCTCAGAGAATCAATGTGAGTGCGGTAGCACAAACCACCGCCAATCCGGCCTCGCCTACTCTCAAAGATGCAAAGGGCTCGCTAGGAGCCTATGCAACAATGGAAAGTCGTCATGCAGGATTCATGAAATCCTTCCCTGAACACGGATATATCATCGGACTCGTCAACGTGCGAGCGGATATCACCTATCAGCAGGGGCTTCGGCGCATGTGGTCGCGCCGTACTCGATTCGACTTCGCCCATCCAAAGCTCGCTCATATAGGAGAACAAGCGGTGCTCAATAAGGAAATATTCTATCCAGAAACGGGTACCAATGCCAATTTGGTATTTGGGTACCAGGAAAGGTTTGCTGAATACCGCTTCATTCCAAGTCAAGTAGTTGCAGAATTCCGGTCCGACTATGGGACCCCATTGGATGCATGGCATCTCGCAATAGATTTCCCTTCCATCCCTCCCCTCGATGCAAGTTTCATCGAGGATGACCCACCTATTGACCGCGTTCTCGCGGTCACGACAGCATCGCAAATTCTCATGGACTCCTATCATCAGGTTCGGTGTGCCCGAGTTCTTCCCACTTATGGAACCCCTGGCCTAAGGAGACTATAATGGCAGCCGAAACAGGGGTGGCATCTGGCGCAGGTGCTGCGGCAGGGGCTGCCCTGGAAGGAATAGTATCCTCGGCATTCAATGCATGGGAAGCGGAAAAGGCTCGTGATTACAATCGTGAAATGGCCTCAACGGCGCACCAGAGGGAGGTAAAGGATTTAAGGCTAG